CTTGATGAATGAAATCTTTAGCATCATCCATCTCTGATTTAATAACACCAGCAAGATGCTCCATGTCAGTTTCTTCGCTGACAATATTGTCCATTTCGTTTTCGTAATCTTTAGCCATGTAAAACTATCCCACTCGAATTATTCGAGATTTTAAAGGTTTTTTGAAATTATAACCGAAAACACTCTCGCTTCCACTAAAACTTGCGGCACTACTTGCCATGGTTAATGCAAGTGCGTCTGCTTTGTCCGGAGATTTAATTCCACGTTTACGCATTTCATCTTTTGATTCTATTTTTATTTTTCCGTTAGAGTTGTATTTGTATTGTGGAGATGCAAGTTCGGACGCTAATTCATCATCATCTGGTAAACGACAATCTCTTGCAACCAACCAGTCTTTAACTGCAAACCATAGTTCCGCACGAAGGTTCAAATAATTTTTTTTGGTACTCGGTGCTTCGGCAACATTTACTCCACGCACGGGAAGGTTTTGCTCACGCAACCTATCAACTACTCCGGATCCTAAACCAATCACATCGATCAATATTTCTTGTGGACGTTCCATGACAGTAGCATCATCGTATCGATTTTTTACTGCTCCGCACAATTGCATTAAATCCATGGATGGGAAAGTATTAATTTCAAAAACAGTATTTCCCTGACGTACGCACAAAGCAGAATTATCGCCACCGAACCTTGCAACATCCAATCCCCATAAGATAGGCTCGGATGCGGTGAGAGATACATCTCTTCCCATGGCCGTGCGTACAAGTTCCATTGGTATAACAGTATCATCGTCTGCGGACGGAAACTCGCCCATAACTTCGACCCTGGCAACAGTAGAATCTTCTCCGTATTGTTCGATCATGCGTTGAAAGAGTGCTTTGTCCGTGCCTTCGACTGTGCGGGAGTCTATTTGTTCGGCTTTCAGTAATTTGCGTTTGGAGTGGAAGGAATCGTAAAAAGGGCCTGAGTTCCTGCGTGGGTTAGAGAAGGTGAACCAAAAGCGGTTTTTCGTGGGTTCGGAAAAGAAACCTTCCGATACGGAATATATCGGTGCTGGTATACCCGAGGCTTCGTCCATGATTAAACAAACTCCGTAGGATGAGTGAATACCAGCGAAAGCGTCAGGGTTTTCTTCTGACCAGAGCTGTGCTTGTGCGTAATAGTATCCGGTATCTATCTTTAGATCTTCTATCAGGGCAGCTTCAAACCATTGCGCTGGTTTAATTGAGGTAGCAGTCTTGTTATACCAGTGAGAGTTAATGGATAGCGTTAGCCATTTACCTAATTCAGCCCATGTTCTAGTTCTAAGCTGCTGTTCGGTGTTAGCGGTAACAATAATGGTTGCTCCTAACCTGGTAGAAAGCATCCACAAAATAATCCAGGAGACTAATGCAGACTTACCAATACCACGACCTGAACCAACCGCCAATCTAAACATCTCTGGCAAATCAATAACTTCATTTTTTCTAATATGGTTTCCAATATCTCGCAAAATTTTTTCCTGCCAAACGCGTGGGCCAGTAAAATGTTCGAGGGGGGTGTCCTTTTCGCCCCAGGGAAAGACGAATTTAACAAAGTTTAAAGGATCATCTTTTATGTTAATTGACCAAATTGCGGTCATTAGTTCTTTTTCTTGTTTTACTGGATATTTCATATTCTCAAAAAATTAAAAAATTTTAGTTCAATACTTATACATATATACACCCCCGCCACGAACGAACGGGGGGGTCAAAATACATTATTCATACGCACGAGCGAACGAGGCCGAATTCCTCCAAGCGTCTTAGGGGAGAAAAGGGGAACACTAAGAGGTGACCCCGTCCGATTGTTTATTATGATCGTCCTGGCCTTCCTGGGCGTTCGTACGAGCGTTTGTTCGTTCCCGTGCATCCTGGAGGTTGAGTTGTTCTTTCGGTTCGTCCGGGCGTACGTCCAGGATCCGGGAGTTGGCGTTGGATAATATCCCGGCCAGGTCGAGATTGTGATTCACTTGTTGAGTATCGTTCCACTGATCCGGGGCCCGGTTCTTTAGGTAGAAGATCTGAGCAGTTACGTTACCATCCCGTGCGGAAGTCATCAGAGCATTAGAGATTTTTTCTACTCCAAGTGCTGCACCCTTTTTTATAGCGTCCTCAATTTCTTCAAATTCCTTCCGCCTTCTGTCAATAGTTGACCAGGAAACCCCGAGGCATCTTGCGATTTGTCCGCTAGTTAATCCTTGAGATCCGAGTGCAACTATTTTATCTAGAGTCTCAGAATCGTTGAGCATCTTCTTTTTTCTGCCTGGTCGTTTCTTTTCCATAGCCTAGTTTAATGCAGTATTGAGGAAGTTATTCATCTTTTTGATAAATATGTTGACAATGTGATATTACTTATGGGATACTTCAAGAACTCGGGGGAATACCTGGGCATTTTAAGGAGAATGAAAGGATGAATAAACTACATTACACAAAATACCATGACAATTATAAGAATTATATTCTTGATTGTCTTGATGCTGAAGATGGTTTGATTGATAAAGAATTAACTAGGAAAGAAAAGATAAAATATTTATTTGATAGGTTTTATTCTGAATATGGCTTTATGGTTGAAAGAGTAGGGAAACAAAAAGCAATAGAGGAATGGTTGAGCGGTTTAGCTATTAATATTCCATATACTTATACAGACATTATCGAGATGGCTAAAAATATGGGTTCAGTTGATAGTGATTTAACCCAAGTGCAAGAAGATAGAATATGTGAAAACTATTTTAACTTTATGGCTTGCATGGTTTTATTGCTAGAAAATGAACTTGAAGAGGTGGCTTAATGAAAATATTATTAAAAGCTAAATCAGTTTATGGCAAGGTTTTAATCTATCCGGTATGTGAACAATCATTATTATTAATATCACTAACAGGTAAAAAAACTTTTGATGATAGGGATCTATCAACCATTAAAAAGCTAGGCTATTTAATAGAGTGGAAAGCTGAAACAGTAGAGGTTGCATGATGTACGAAGTAATTATCGAAGACGAAAACCTCGGCACCATTACAGTAATGAGATCCGATAACCTAGGGCAGTGCTTGGACAAACAAAAAAGATTGATCCAGGACGGGCATTTAGAATGTTTTATTACCAGGGGGAAAGCATGACATTTACAGAGGCCAAATATAAATATGCCTGTTATGCCCGGGATGTCCTGGGATTAGTTGGCGAGTTAGATATACCTAGCCGGGATACATCAACAGTTTTAAACCTGGTTGTAAATCTAAAAGAATGTCCATTATGGACGCTTAGAAATGATGACTATGAGACCATAGCAACCATTGACGCAAACACGGGCAAAGTATTATGAAAAACTATTACCCATTTACTAGCGTCTCACATGAGCCACACGCAACGCAAAGCATTAAACAGGATGCAACCCCCCAGGATATAAAAACTTTTAACTCTGAGCCTCTCATTAAACCAGGGGCGAAGGCAAACCAACCATCATTATTTTAAAAAGGAGATAAATATTATGAATGAAGCAATAGAATTAAAAATGTCAGAATGGATAGTCAACGAGGATGATGTAAGTATGTTTAAGTTTGCTTCAGTTCTTTTTATAACCGCCCCAAAAGATAAAGAGCATGAACTAGGAATCCAAGAGGTTTTAGATCATGCAGAATTATTGGCCGAGCGTATGAATGACATTGAATTAGCAAAAGCAAAAAAAGAAATTAAACAATTATTAAACGAGGGAACCAACAATGAATAAAGAACTAAACCAAATAATCCAAGACCTGGCCGACCTTAGTTATATCGCCCTGGATCTAAAGGAAGATATCATTTCCGGTGAACCATCTATCGAAACCGCCCCGGACAAGATTAACAAGATCCACCAGGTGCTAATCTTTAACCAGGATAAACTTATCCAATTAACCAAGGGGGAAGAATGAAAATTGTTATTAATGAAATTGTAAGAACTGAGTATGAATTGCCTGATTCATATTTTAATTATTGGAATTACTCAATTGATAATTTGTCTGATTGGGAGATTGCTGATATTTTTTTCAAACATGGTAAAAAGATTTGGTCCTCATCAAAATATAATAATAAAAATACTTT